CTCGGTCTTACGTGAGCATTCATATTTATTAAAACAATATCTCTCATTTAATAATAATAAGCGTTAGCTGTTAGTTTGTAATCTTGCGGTGTTTGCGAAGTAGCAAATAATTTGCCTCTATAAACAATATTTCCGTTTTCTGTTATTTTCACTTGAAAGTTAGAGCCCTCTACAAAATCATAATCAAATGTTATACTTAAAATTCCGTCAACTATTTCATATGTATTAGTTACGTTTACCGATGTTTGTAATGTTTCATTAAACAATGACAATACAATAGTCGTAGATGGATAAAATCTAGGTATAATTTTAACTATATGCGTTTCATCTGATGGATTAACAACTATCATAACTATATAAGTCTATTTTTTACTTTTTGTTACAAAAAAAGCCTACTCTAAAAGAATAGGCTTTAAAAAATATAATCTTAAAACTAATCAACTAATGCTAAAAATGCCGTTACCGTTGAACTGTCCAATTTAGGAGATAAAGCCCCTGTTGTAGAAACTCCAGTTAAAGTATATCCGTTTAATTCTGCTTTAGCTCCGCCAGTTGTTTGAGCAACTGTAAAATCAATACCGTCATCAATTCCAATAGCGTGGTAAATTCCGTTTCTATCTTTTACAACAGCCATAGGGAAACCGTAAGCTAATAAATTCATTTGTTGTGAGGTTGTAGCGTCAATTTTCTTTAAAACAGTTGTAATTGTTTGCGTATTTATAGATGTCCCTGTATTTCTATCAGAAACTAAATTTTCAGCTACATTATTACCGTCTCCCTCTAGTTCATATTCAAATACAACTGTTAACGCTGGATTAATAGCGGTAGCTACTCCAGCCGTAACTGTAAAAGGATTTTCAACAAAGTTAAATAAAAATAATTTACCTACTCCGCCTATACTTTGTTTACAGGCTTTAGTTCTTCCTGCTGTAATATCACAAGCCATAATTATTAATGTATTAAAACCGCCCATGTTAATGAGCGGTTATGTTAGTATTATGCTATAGGTCTAGCCCAAACAATTTCAGCTCCGTTGTAGTACTGAACTCCAGCGTTATAAACCATACTTCCACGAACTAAACCAGTCATTAAACCGATTTCATCTTCGTCAGCCATTTTTACTTCGTTGTGGTCTGCTAAAAGTCCTGTTCCGAAGATTAGGTTTTTAGGTTCTGCAATTACAACCGTAGAAGTTGGCAAACCGTTGATTTCAACCAAATCCCATTTTCCAATTTTTGGAGTTGTGTTAGCGTCACCACCTAGACCGTTTGTAATTCCTTTGCCAATTAAGTAAAAAGAATAATACTGATAAACATCAGGAGAAACGCCCATTTTTAAACTTTTACGTCTTAATGCTACTGGGACAGCATTCATAGCTTTTTTAAGTTCTGTTTCAACGTTTGCTTCGGTTACAGTTTCAATATCTACATCGATAACTTCGCTATCCGCTAACCACAATTTTAAATAACCATCAAACTCATCGTCATTTGTAGCGTCTCCATTCCAAATGTTATCGTCTAACTCTTCAGCTGTTTGCGCTAACTTTTCAACTAAAATAGCGTCCATAATATCACGAGGAGCGTTATCGTTGTGTGCTGATGCACCCATACTTTCCTCAGACCATTGCGCTCTGAATGTTTCTTTACAAACAGAAAAATCGTCTTTAAATTTTTTAGGTTCTAAGATTTTTTCACTTAGTGTAATTGCGCCAGCTGGAACAAATCCACAAGTATATTCTCTTTTACCTCCTGTTAACTCAATCTTACGTAAATTAAGTTTAAAATTAATATTTTCAAAAGTGGTAATAAAACCTTTTTGAATAGTATCTGCTTCTTTAAAAGCTTGTCCAACAATTGCGCCAGCTTCCTTGCCAGCGTAATTTGAAGTTACCGTTGTTGTTGTTGCCATATCTTTTTTTAGTATTTTAAATTATTAAACTGCTGTAAATGTAATTGCTCCAGCGCCAGCGCCAATTCCGTAAGCGTAGAAATTAGTTCCGTCTGAATAAATTTCTACATAATCCCCGATAGTTTCCGCTGTAGCTACAAATGAAATTGTATTTTCGTTTGCGCCAGGCACTAAAGTGCTGTTAACATCCGCGCTACCTTGTATTACATTAGTTGCTGAAACTATAGTCCAGTTTGTAGTAGCGAATGCGCTTCCTACTGTAAATCTAGCTTTAAATCCTTTTTGCGTTACTGGAGGTAATGTTATTTGCGCTCCAGCTGATGCTGATAGTGTATATTCTTTACCACTACCCCCTAATCCTAATGTTGTTGCTCCTGTAATAGTTGCGACAACCGCTTCGTTATCTCCGAAAACTGTTCCTGTTCTTGTTGTTGCCATTTCTTAATTTTTAGCTTGGTTAATTATGTGTTGTATTCTTTGTTTAGAAGACATTTTGGAAAGGTCTATTCTAACCTCAGGTTGTTTAATGCCTTTAGAAGATGGTTCTTTTCCGATTTCCTCTAATTGATTAGACAATTCAATATTTACTTTTTCTAAATCTGAAATTCTTTTATCTTGTTCACTATATTTAATCAAAATTGATTTAATAGCTGTTTCAATTTCTTTAGCAATTTCCGCATCGGTATTTACTTTACCGTCAGGAGAAGCCATATCTGCTTCAGAGTTTTCCATTGTTTTAATTTCTGAAACAACACCCTCTTCAACAACTACTAACTTACTGCCGTCTTCAAGTTTATGCTCTCCAACTGGAATAGGAACTTTTGTCCCATCTTCTGCTACCGCCCAAATTGGTGCGCCAACGTTCAAAGCTTCGCCATCAAACTCAATAGTTAGACTGCCATCAGCTAATTTAACAGAACCTAATTCAATTTTAGTTTCGCCTTTCAAAGCTATTTTTATTTGATTAGGTAAATCCATTAAAAGCTCTATAATGCTTTTTTCTTTTTCTTTACTCATTGTTATAATTGATTTTAAATTAACTTCTTTTATATCTAAAACTAAACCATCTTTTACGTCTATTTCAACATTAGTTAATAAAACGTGTGTTCCGTCTTTTAATTTGTTTCCGTCTAAGTCAGTAACCAAATCTCCACGTTTTAACATAATATCCTCAAACCAAATTTGAGTTCCATCTGTAGTTTCGTTTTTAGAAAGTTTTACCTCTTCTAACGAAAGCATCGCATCAACTGAAAATCCTTTTACTTTACCAGTTTTAACGTAATCATTCCAAACCTCGTCATTGTCTATTTTCATAGTTGCAACCCAACTGCCTTTAGGATAGCTAAAACCGAAATTTGTTGACTTATCTATTTCAGGATTTTCTACTATCCAACTTTCAACAAACGTAACACCATTAATTTTATTAGAGTTTACGTGCTCTATTGTGGAGTTACTTTGATTTCCTAATCTAAAAAAGTTATGAGATAACTCTTTTATTGTTTCTTCGTTAAAACGTAAAAAGAACTCTTTGCCATCTTGATTTCTGTAAACGTCTTTATTGGGCTCTAAAACTAAACCCATTAAAATACGTTGTTCCTTATCTACTTCGGCTAATTTTATTTCTTTATCTTCTTTTAAAGCTACAAAATAACCCTCCATTGCTGGATTTTCTACTAAAGAAATTGCAAAAACTCCTTTGTTTTTTTTAGGGTTAAAAGTTGCTAAATATGTTTTCATAATAATATAAGTGTTAATTGTATTTTTTGTTACAAAATTGACTATCCAAAACTAGCACCATCTACTATATTTCTATCTAAAGCTTCTGCTGTTTGTTGTTCGCTAGATACTACAAACGCTCTTATCGGTCGTCTTTGCGATGTCAATCCCTCAGCAATCTGGTTACTTCCTGTACCTTGAACTAAATTAAAAGACGGAGCGGATGCACCGCCTCCTGAAGCGGATGGAACAGAACCACCCGAAGCGGATTTACTTTCAGAATTAACATCTTTTATTGCCCTAACAGCTCCAGCTATTGAAGAAGCTATACCAATACCAGCACTAATAGTATTTAAAGTTACGAACGGTTGCCCACCAGTTAACGGGGATAATGCTACAGCTTTTGCGTTTGCTTCAACTGTACTTGATATTGTTTTTGAAACAGAGGAAACTTGACCTCTAATAATATCAGCTATTGCAAATGCTTTAGCTATCGAACTTCCTTTTTTTAATACTTGAGATAATAACGCCTGTGTGTTATTATAAATATCAAGTTTAGACTTTTCTGTTATCTCAGTAAACAAAAGTTTTTTAGCTTCTCT